AGAGGAGGAGAAGAGAGAATGAACATATGGATGTAATTCTTTATATATCCAACTATCATTTAGCCAAACTAAATCAGAGTTTCTTTTTCTTTTTAAATCTAATACTTCTTGCTTGTTTAATTTTTTATCACCATAACCGCCTGTTCTAGCCATAACTTCTTTTTGTTGTAATGCATATTGTATTACTTCATCACAAAATCTAGGTGTTAACGCAGATTTAAAATACCAATAATAATTAGATATATTCATATGTTATTGTTTGAATAAAATTCAAACTATCCCTTTGCGTATTTGTTATATAATACATACATGTTGAGGGAAACATAATAAATTTATTATTTTCTAATTTAATATCCCAGCTCCTACCTTTACGTCTGTTATCTTCGTAATGTATTCTAACAATACAATTATTAATTTTAACTCCATAAAGAAAAGTAAAGTCTGGAGAGTTTCTAAGATCTACTGGATCAATATTTAATAATGGAATACTAACTTCATTTGGTTTATAAATATTACCCCAAGTAGATTTATTTACTAAAGTTTGTCCGTAGTTAAGACTAAAATGATCTCTCATATAAGTATTAAGCATATCCCAGTTTCTTGAAAATGGAAAGGGTGAATCTGTAATATTAGATTGTAAAATATCTGTGCTTAATTTATTTCGATCTATTTCAAAATTTTTTGGCATAGCAATGTCACCATGATACAATGCTATTTCCGACAATGTATTTTTATTCATATACCTATCTATTATACACTCCTATTATAAAAAGTCAATGTTTTTGAGAGGTATATTTTATTATGCGTTTCTGTCTGTCAAGTCCCAAGACTGGTCATCTTCATTCCAATTGTATTCCCAAAGATGTGTACCAGCTTCATTTTGTGATTGTTGTTCAGCTGTTAATGCTGGAGCATCACCAATTGGTGATTGCCATCTAGCATCTGCTGTATTTTTTACCCAAGATGCATATGGTTTTTTAGGCCAAAAGATATTATTATCTTCGTCCCATTCATAACCTATACCAGCGTAATTTCCTCTAAATGCTTTAGAATCATCACCTGAATTATGTTTATTTCCTGATGTATTGTAAGAAGTCTGGATCCACATTTGTGCAGGCCAGTTATTGTGCCTTTCCAAATACTGTTGACCAACAGCTTCATCTTCAATACCATCAGCATTAAGCATGTCTTTGTTATCAAGTGTTAACACTTGAATAACTTTACCGTTAGCTCCTAGTTTTGCAAAATGTGCCATGTTTGTTTTCTCCTATTTATTTATTAATTTTAATTAGCATTCAATTATGCTTTTTTATATCTTATTACTACTATACCAGAGCCACCTGATCCTCCTGGTCCACCACTAGCACCAGCTCCACCTCCACCACCTCTGTTGGCAGTACCTGATCCACCTGTTGTAGGACTTGCGCCCTCTAATCTTCCTACTCCTCCTGTGCCACAAGGACTTGCACCACCTCCTGAACCACCAGGACCTTGATTTGATGCACCACCACCACCTGCATAAGAAACAGCAGAACCTGTTATAGATGTAGGAACACCTACACCTCCAGCACCAGCCACTCTTGGACTTTGACCTTGACCACCTGCACCTCCAGCACCACCTCCGCCTCCACCTGCTCTTTGACCTGAAACTAAAGCTGGAACAGCATTTCCACCATCATTACCTTGAGGTGGAGTAACTGGTGGAGTATTTCCACTTCCTGCCGCTGCTGGTGGATTGTTCCCTGATCCACCACCACCTGAACCTCCTGGATTTCCTGCTGTTGGAACACCACCTGGATTTCCTGAACCACCCCCTGCAGATGTGATTGTACTAAATACTGAATTGCTTCCTCCAGCTTGATTTGTTGGAGTGCCTCCACAAGTTTGTAATCCTCCTCCTCCAGCACCAATTGTAATTGGAAAAGAAGCAACTGTTGCTGTTATAGCTGTTCCACAAGGATTACCATCTAAAGGTGAAGCTGTGTAAGGTGTTACTGGACTTTTATATTCTCTAAAACCACCAGCGCCACCACCACTTTGTGAAGATGCACTTCCTCCATCTGCACCACCACCTCCTGCTACTACTAAATAAGAAAGTACATTATTTGCAGGTGTTGGTGATAGACTTGTAACTTGAAAAGTACCTGGACCTGTAAATGTGTGAACTCTACAATTTCCTGAACAAGTAATTGTTCCTCCTGTTGCTTGTATAAAAGGTGGAGTTCCTGTTTCTGTATCTTCTGCGTTTTGAACATTAATCCAACCATTTGTACTATCAACATAAACTAAAGTTAATGCTTGTCCTTTTACATCTAAAACTAAATCTTGTGCGACACCACCAATTTTTTCTGAACCATTTGGGCTAATTGTAAATCCGTTATTATTAAAATTTCTTGCATAATCAGCGAAAGCAACGATTGCTCCCGCAGAACCTGCAGGTAAATTAGCTGTTATTGCATTACTTGTAGTATCTATAAAATAACCCTCTCCATCTGCTGCTGTAAAACTAGCTGCTGTTTTAATAGATCCAGTTTGCCAATCAACGGCACCCGTTCTACCAAAACCTGTTTGTGTTCCATTATTTGTTATTGTTACACCAGCAGGAATAGTAAATGTATCTCCACTATCTCCAAGTGTAGTTGTTCCGCATGCTGTTTTTGGACTAATTTTATTTACTTTTAATTCACTCATATGTTACCTATTGTGATTTATATCTTATTATTACTATACCTGATCCGCCAGATCTTCCAGGTGCTTCTGGTCCTGTTCCGCTTGATCTACCATTACCACCGCCACCACCAGTATTAGCAGTTCCAGCAGTTCCTACTCCATTACAACTACCCCCATCGCCTCCACCACCGATACCACCTGAAGCAACATGAGTTCCTGGTCTTGAACCAGATGCCCCACCACCAGAATAATTTCTTGAAGGTCCTGGACCTAATTCACCAGTTGCTGGATTAATAAAAGTTGATACTCCTGCACCACCTGCAACGCCTGAGTTACTAGGTTGAGGAGATCCTGCAGCACCTGCACCTCCACCACCTCCGCCAGAAGGTGATCCTGATGCTGATGGTCCGCCTTGATTTCCTTGTGATGGACTAACTGGAGGTGTATTTCCTGCTCCTCCACCGTTTCCGTTTGCTCCGCCACCACCAGATCCTCCAGCACCACCAGTTCCTGATGCATCTGATCCTCCTCCGCCACCACCTGCAGAACTAATCGTAGAAAAAGTTGAAGTACCACCTTGAGTTCCATCTGCTGAAGCACTTGTTGATCCTGCTCCGCCAGCACCTACTGTAATTGGATATGCTTGTGCTGATACAGTAATTGCTCCTGCTCCATCTAAAGGACTAGCTGTGTAAGGAGTAACTGGAGATTTATCTTCTCTAAAACCTCCTGCTCCTCCACCAGATGTAGATTGAAAACCACCTCCACCACCACCAGCTACTACTATATAACTTACAACATTATTAGCGGCACAAACTGCTGCACTTGAAACTGTAAAAGTTCCTGGTCCTGTAAAAGTATGAATTTTGTCATCTCCACAAGTAGTAATAGTTCCACCTGTTGCTAATATATTATCATTACCTGTTACATTTGAAGTTGAATCTTGAACGTTTTTCCAACCTTCTGTGTCATCAACATAAACGAAAGTAACTGATTGTCCTTCTGTATTTAAATTTTGTGATGCTGCTATGCCACCAATTTTTTGTGAACCATTAGGTGCTATTGTTAAAGCGTTTGTTTGAAAAGTATTTGTGTAGTCTACAACAGAGACAATGTTGCCTGCTGTACCTGCAGGTAAATTCATAGTAAATGCACCACCCGAAGTATCAGCAAAATAGCCTTCACCATTTGCAGCTGTAAATGTAGATGTTTTAATACTTCCAGTTTGCCAATCTACAGTTCCTGTTCTTCCAAAACCTGTTTGTGATGCACCTGAAGCTAAAGCTACAGTACCACCACATCTACCAATTGTAACTGTTGCCCCACACACAACAACTGTATTACCAGCTCCTGATCCTATAGTTGTTGTTGATCCACATTTTTTAATAATGTTAGTATCGTCTGCAATTTTACTTATATTATCTACTTTAATTTTACTTGTCATATGTTACCTATTGAAATTTGTACCTTATAATTACTATACCTGAGCCACCACCGCCACCATTATGACCACAAGGTTGACGACCATTTCCTCCACCACCACCGCCACCACTATTTGCAGTTCCTGATGGTGCTGTACCACAACCTGCAGCTCCGCCAC